GAGGTGGAGCTTACTAGCTCTAACTTTGCTTCAGCTACAGGTTTTTATGCACATGCAAAAGATGCAGTTAACTCAGGTATACGTTATATTAATGAGAGTGAATACGAGTGGCCTTTTAATCATTCAGAAAAAGAACAAACATTAGTTGCTGGTACTACACGTTATGCATTTCCAACAGATGCAAAGTTAATTGACTTTGAATCATTTAGGATTAAAGAGAATGCTACATTAGGAAATGACACTAGAAAACTAGCAATAATAACTTATGATGAGTATTTAGAAAAATATGTAGATCAGGAATATGCAACAAGTCAGCAACGTGCATTGCCACGTTTTGTTTTTCATGGACCTGACTTAAAGTATGGTTTAGTAGAACCACCTGATCAAGCGTACACATTAGTTTTTGATTACTACGTATTTCAAAGCGATCTATCTGCACACGATGACACAATGGTGATACCAGATAGGTTTAAACATGTTGTTGTAGACTCTGCTATGTTTTACGCTTTGATGTTTAGAGGTAATACACAGGATGCTGTTATATTAAAAGAAAGAGCAGATGAAGGTATTAAGGCAATGCGTTCTATGCTTATTAACAGATACCATTACATGAGATCTTATATGATACCTGCAAGTACAGGTGGACGTAGATTAGGGTCTGCAAGAACAACAGCAGGATCTAGCTTGGATGCACTATAATGCCTGACGCTTGGGAGACTTTTAGAATAGAGTTTAAGGGTGGGCTTATAACTAATCTTAGCCCACTGCAACAGGCTATTAATGCACCCGGTTCTGCACGTATACTACGTAACTATGAACCATCTATTGATGGAGGCTACAAACGTATACAGGGATATGAAAAGTTTGACAGTGCTATCATAGCCCCATATGGTAATCCAGTTGTGCATGGTGCATCTCAAACAGGTACTACACTAGTTATAGGGGCTATACATACTACACCTGCTGTTGGTGATACGTTTACTATACAAGATGTTTCTAATACCTATACCATATCAGGAGTATCTTTTGATGCTACAAAAAATAGAGCAACCTTAACACTAACAGGTGCATTAGCTTCAAGTCCTGCTAATGGTGCAGTAGTTACATTTGCCACAGTTACTACAGCTAACTATGCGAATGGTATGACATACTTTAATGCTAAAGCTATTGTAGCTATGAATGCTGACTTAGTAGAAACAGCAGGTAGTGGCTATACTAAAATAAATAAACCTAACTATGGCACACCATTAGTTGACGGTGGCAGTCAGACAGGTAGCACATTAGTAGCAGATGCATTTGATTCTTTTCCACAGGCAGGTGATGTATTTACTATTGCAGGTGTAGATGGAACGTATACTATTAAGACTAGTGTTACATCATATACGGACTCAGGAACTAAAGAAGTTAATATTACACTTACAGACGGTGATAGTTTAGCAAGTAGTCCAGCAGATGATGCAGCTATAACTTTTATATCTAGTGATAGAGAGGGTGCAGTTAATACACGCTTTGATGAAGTAGACTTTACAGGAACTAAAACACTTGTAATAGTAGATGGTGCAAATGCACCTGCATTATACAATGGCACTACATTTACCGTATTAGATAGTGCACCATCAGATGTAATAGGTGCAAAGGTTGTTGCTACACACAAAAATCATATATTTTATGGTAAAGGTAGAGTATTAAGTTTTGGTGCGCCACTTACTACTACAGACTTTCAAAGTGGTAACGGTGCTGGTAGTATAGGACTAGATGCTGATATAGTTGCAATAAAAAGTTTTAGAGATCAGCTTATAGTTTTTACTACCTCATCTATCTTTAGATTAAACGGTGATGCATTAGCAACCTTTAACTTACAACCCATAACACGTGACATAGGATGTACACAGACTGACAGTGTACAGGAAATAGGTGGTGATGTTGTCTTTATGGCTCCTGATGGTCTAAGACTTCTTAGTGCGACAGAACGCATTGGTGACTTTGGTTTAGCACCCATAACTAAAAAGATACAAGGCACATTTAATAATTTTGTAAAATTACACACAGACTTTTTTAGTTTAGTTATACGTAACAAATCACAATATAGGTTATTTGGTTGGAATGTAAACTTTACTAGACCTAATGCACAGGCTATAATATTCACACAGTTTGCATCACCCGGTGAAGAATCTGTAATTGACTTTGCAGAAACTAGAGGTATACAGGTGACAGCATGTGCCAGTGTTTACTCAGGCACTACAGAGTTTGTTATCTTTTCTGGTAAAGAGGGTTTCTTACATAGAATGGAAAATGATACATCTAGCTTTGATGGTAACAATATAGCTACAACATTTGCTACACCATTTTATCCAATTAATGATCCAAGACTTAGAAAAACAATATACAAAGCACAGTTTTATTTAGAGCCTGAAGGTAGAGTTAACTTTGATCTAAACTTAAAATTTGACTTTGATGAAAGTGGGTCTGTAATCATGCCAGCAGTTACATTTACAAATGCTGCTAGTGGATCTTCAGAGTTCTATGGTATAGCTGTATTTGGCGAAGCTACCTATGGAGCTAAACTACAAAAAGTATTTTCTGCACAAACAATAGGATCAGGAAATACTGTATCTGCACAGTTTGAAGCAGACAATAGCACAGATGTTCCATATGCACTTGACGCATTAACATTGGAATATGCTACACACGCAAGAAGGTAATTAAAAATGGGAACAGGATATACACGTAACGATACTGCTAACAACATTGCTGATGGCAATATAATCAATGCTTCTGATCTCGATGGTGAGTTTGATGCCATTGTAAGTGCCTTTAGCACATCAGGACACACACACGATGGTACATCAGCAGAAGGTGGGCCTATAGAAAAGCTAGGTCCAGCACAACAGGTTACTGTAACTGCCACTGCAATACACCCAACAAGTGCTGATGGTGTAGCATTAGGTAGTGCATCTAATGAATTTAGTGATATATACTTAGCAGATAGCTCAGTTATCTACCTTGGTGCAGATCAAGATACTACATTAACACATGTTGCAGATACAGGTATACTATTAAACTCCACACGTAAGATACAGTTTAATGATGCTTCACAGTTTATACATGGTTCTAGTGCTACTGTGTTATCATTAGGTGCAACAGATGAAATAGATCTTACAGCTACTCTGATAGATATTAACGGTAATGCTGATATATCTGGGTCATTAACTTTAGGTGGTACACAAATTACAAGTTCTGCTACTGAATTAAATTTAATGGACGGTGATAGCACAGTAGGCACAACAGCAATTGCAGATGGCGATGGTTTAATTATAAATGATGCTGGAACTATGCGTCAAACAACTGTGCAAACATTAGCTGCATATCTTGATGATGAAATAACAGCTATGCCTAACTTAGTAACTACAGGTGCATTAGATTCTGGTAGCATAACTTCTGGCTTTGGTAACATTGACAATGGTGCATCTAATATAACATCAGGTGGTTTGGTAAAGATAGACGTAGATGCTGATGCAGATGATCTCACAGGTGATAGTGCTACAGGTAGACTTACAATAGGTGCAGGTGAAGATCTTAACTTGTATCATGGTGGCACAAACTCATACATAGTAAACGATACAGGTGATCTAATAATAGATACAGCAGGTGATGTTGTTCTTGATGCAAACGGTGCAGATGTATTACTAAAAGATGATGGCACACAGTATGGTGCACTAACTAACAGTTCAGGTAACTTAATTGTTAAATCAGGTACAACAACAGCGTTGACATTCTCTGGTGCAGATGTTACAATTGCAGGTGACTTAACTATATCAGGTGATGACCTAACTATGGGTACAAACACTTCTGGTATGTTACTCATAGCAGATGGTACAAACTTTAATCCAACTGCTATAACTTCTTTAAGTGAAATATCTACAGTAGCTGATAATGATGTATTTCTTGCTATAGATACTTCAGGTGGTGGTCTTAAAAAAATAACTAGAAGTGCTATAGTGTCTGGTTTATCTGTTTCAGGTGCTATTAATAACGTAGTTGAAGATGATTCTCCGCAATTGGGCGGCGACTTAGATACTAATAGCTTTAATATACTAATTGATGATGCACACTTTATTGGTGATGAAAACGGTAATGAACAGATTATATTTCAGACAACCTCTTCAGCAGTCAACCAGTTTGACATTACCAATGCTGCTACAGGTAATGCACCTGAAATATCTGCTACAGGCGATGATACAAATATCAGTCTTAAAATTACACCTAAAGGTACAGGTCAGGTTATAATAGATGGTAACGTAGGTATAGAGTCTGGAGTAATAGACTTAAAGAATGGTGGATCTGTATCTGCTGTTAGATTTTACTGTGAAAGTGCGAATGCCCACTATGCAGAAATCACTGCTCCTGCTCATAGTGCATTTGGGGGAAATGTCACACTTGTACTACCAACGACAAGTTCTAACTTAGTTGGTGACACAGCAACACAAACACTGACTAATAAGACACTTACAAGTCCAGTGTTAAATACAGGTGTTAGTGGTACTGCTGTA